TGATGTTGAAGTAGATATGCCAACAAATATACAAGCCGTTAATAATAATGACTATTCAGGTGGTTATGGTGGGGGAAGTGATCACGATGGTGGAGCTTCTGCAAGTGCTCAATCAGATGATGCAGCTGGAATGGGTGGTTATGCAGCTGGGGGAATAGTAGAGTTACTAAGAAATCGTTATGCCTAATAGAAATCCAAAAACATTAGATGGAACTATACAAGATTTATATGGACACGTGACTGGATTAAAAAAAGACATTTCAATTATTCAAAATAATCATTTAAAACATATGCATGACGATATTGACAAACTAGATAAAAAAGTAGATAAAATCGAAACTAAGACAGATAATTTATTATACTGGATAATTGGTGGAGCGTTTACTACAATATTAACTTTAATTGGTTTGTTTAATTTATTTTTAAACTAAATATTTTTCATGAAAGAAGTACTGGTACATAAACATCTTATTATCCGTGCCGAAGTAAAAAAACCTCCTATAGAAGTAACCTACTTAACCAACTGGTTAAAAGATTTTATTAATTCAATTAATATGAAAGTATTGATGGGTCCTTATGTTGTTTACCATAATGTTCCAGGGAATCGTGGGATTACAGGCGCAGCAATTATTGAGACTTCTCATATTGTAATGCATGTCTGGGATGAACCTTCCCCAGCTTTAATGCAATTTGATGTTTATTCTTGTGGGCCATTTGATGCAGAAGTTATTTGTAAAAAAATACAGAAAGATTTTGAAGTGACTAAGATTGAATATAAGTTTCTTGATAGAGAAAATAATTTAAGAGATATAAGTGGAGGAACTTTTAAACCTTTATCTAATTATGATCAAAAAATAAAAAAAGAAAAAGATAATATACTTTTAAGAAGTAGGAAAGAAGTAGATATTAACGGAAATGGGACTACTGGATATACTCTTAAGGGAGGTCCACACAAAGGCAAAGTACTCAAACATATCATAATTCCAAGTAAAAATTCTTAAAAAGTCTTCCATACAGCCACGGAGACGCACAAGATCACCTCTTGACAATACTCAGGTACCCCCCATATATTACATATTGGTGCGATAATTAGGTCGGCCATATTAACTTGCTTAACTTAACAAAGGAGTAATATATGACAAGTTTTGATTTAATACAGAAACAATTTTTTGATAAAGGACTAGATGTGTTTGATAATGCATTTGATTCTTGGTCAAAAATAACAGGTTTTCCTTTTTGGAATGTTGTAAAATATTCTAAAGGTAAATACGGTTTAGAAATAGGATTGGCTGGCTTCAAGAAAAAAGATGTTCTTGTAGAAGTTAAAGAAGGTATTCTAACTGTAGAAGGAAAAGTAGACGACTCTGTCATAGAGTACGTACAAAAAGGTTTATCCACTAAATCTTTTCTTAAACAATTTACATTACCTAATGAAGCTATTGTAGACGAAGCTAAAATGGAAGATGGGATGTTAAAGATTAGTTTCGGATTAAAAGAAACTAAGAAAAAATCTCAAACAATAGAAGTAAAATAATTATTGTGGGGCTTCGGCCCCATAACTTTGACATATAAAACCAAACCAGTCCCCTGTACCATTATTCATTATCCAACGGTTGGAAGGAGAACCTAAATAAGTTGCGACTTCTTCCCGAAAAATATTTCCATAATTCATACATTCTGTAAGATTTTTAAAATATATATCTAAATGAAATAAACCAAAGAGTCCTTCATTATATATAATTATATCCATTCTTTTAACTCATCTCCAGTGATTTTAGTTGCAATATCCATTTTACCTCTAAGAGCTTTTACTATTTTTTCATCAACAGTATTTTCTGCAATGATATCTATATAAGTCATTTTTCTAGTCTGACCGGCTCTATTTATTCTAGCTTCTGATTGTATTCTTTTTTCATAATCATAACCATTAGCATAATAAACCATTGTGTTAGCACCTGTCAAAGTAATACCGTAACCACCGGTTTGAGGAGTTCCTATAATAAATCGTACTGGACTATCTTCATCTTGAATTTGTTTAATGGCATCTTGTCTATCTTCACTGGAAGTATCTCCATAATAAGTAACATAAGACTCTTTACCAAATTTTTTTTCTACTGCATTAATAATAGCATCTATATCATGTCTATAGTGGGCCCATATCACAGCTTTGTTTTCAACTTCTTCTAAAATATCAATCAATGCATCTAATCTTTCGTTCTTAATATTTTTAATAGTCCCATCATCAGCTGTAAAATGTCCGCAAGTGATTTGATGAAGTCTCATTAATTGAACCATGGCTGTACCAGTAGTCATCATTTTTCCATCCATTTGTGCTAATGCAATTTCTTTCATAGTAGCATATATTTTTTTCTGCTCTGGACTCAATTGAATGACACGTTTGGTGTAGGTATAATCTGGTAAATCTAAACAATCTTCTTTTAAACAACGATAAGAAAAAGGTTCTAGTTTTTGTGATAGTTCTCCTAGATTTCTATAACCTACTACAATCTGAACTGAACGTCCTCCAAAATTTGCAGAACGCATAGTGGCATACCTAGTTCTAAATGCATAGTAAGAACCATACTCTAATAATTCCGGATCAAGGAACTCGCATTGTTTGTATAAATCTAATGGTGATTTAGTAACAGGAGAACCTGTTAAAATTCTTCTATACTTTGCATGTAAACCTAAAGCTACAATATTTTTTGTACGTTTAGCATCAGGATTTTTAATAGTTGTAGACTCATCGATTGCCATTAAAGTATTATGACAACTCATAAATTTAGCAGCAAACTCTAACCCTTTAGTAGTTGAAAATGCTTCTACATTCATACATAAAATATGTAACTTTTCTGTAGACTCAAATAATTTATTTAATTCTCTTTGTTGTTTTTGATTTATCATTGCTCTCCACAACACTACATCTTTTTCAACGTGGTCTACCATATGATTAGGTATTTCTGTATCATACCAGTTTTGGTACACACCTTTAGGAGCTATAATCAAAGCTCCATTAATTTTACCTTTGTCATACAACATAGATATATTATCAATAAGAACTTTTGATTTACCTGTTCCCATCTCCATAAAATAAGCAAACACTTCTTTATTCCACGATTTTTCTAACGCAGTTATTTGATGGTCATATGGTTTAGTTTTAAACTTATAGTTCAACATTTTAAAATCCTGTATTTATTTTTATCTTTCTATTGACATTCTATATAATAAACTCTATCTAGTTGTCAACATTGAAAGTAAAAAATATGGAAGAAAATACCGTTTACGTTATTCAAGAACTACCTGGAACAAGATCTGGTAGTCCTAAATTTAATATTATGGGTGCACAAAAATATGGTAAACTTGTCACATTGTTGCCTGAATTTAGCCAAATTGTTTTGTCACCTGGTCCTTTAATTTTTAAATTAAGAAAACTTTTAAAAAATTATACTGATAAAGATTATTTGTTATTGACAGGTGATCCAGCTATAATAGGTGTAGCGTGTTCTATTGCCGCAGATATTACAGGAGGTAAATATAACCTCTTGAAATGGGACCGACAAGAACATACATACTACCCCGTTGAAATAAACTTATACGAAAAAGGAAACATAGATGATGGATAAAGAACGATGGGAGATACAAAATAAATTGTATCATATGAAAGAGAAAAAGTTAAAACTAGAAAATTTTATAAAACGAACAGAGAAAGATATAAAGTTTATAAAAGAATTTAATCCTTTTAAAATAGACGAAGATATAAAATTTAGACATTATATTTTAGCTATGATAGGTTTTTTTATTTTTAATCTTGACAAGGTTTTTGGTTTTTATTATATGAAGTATAAAGCTTTTAATTATATTAAAAGTGCTAAGAAAGAAATAACAACACTAACACAGGAGATACAATACTATGAGTATAAACTTTGAGGAAGACCAAGCTGAGTCAATAACTCAAACTAATGATGCTGCATCTTTAGCAGATCAAGTAGTAAAACTAAAACAGTTAGAGGATGAAATTAAAACTGTTGAAGATAATTTAAAAAAATTAAAACAAAAAGCAGATGCTCTTTCAGGTGAGGTCATTCCAACGATGATGACTGAAATGAATATCTCTACATTAAAATTAGCAGATGGTTCGGCTGTAGAAGTCAAACCCGTCTACGGTGCTTCTATTTCTATAGATAAAAAAGAAGAAGCATTTAACTGGCTTCGAAATAACGGCCTGGGTGATCTTATTAAAAATGAGATTACTGTTTCCTTTGGTCGTAACGAAGATAACAAGGCGGCAGATTATGCTGTCCTTGCGCAAGGTCAAGGGTATCAACCCGCTCAGAAGTTAAAGGTTGAGCCCATGACACTTAAGGCTCTGGTCAGAGAGCGTCTCGAGTCTGGGCAAGAGATGCCCTCTGATCTATTTAATGTGTTCGCAGGAAACAGAACTAAAATAACCCGTGCATAAAGGAGAAAAAACTATGTCACAAGAAACACTAACAAAGAAACAAGAACCAACAAGTAACACTGCTGTAACTGAAAAAGTTGCTGCAGGAGCATTAGCTGTAAATATATTTGAAGCTGATGCTAACCAAGGAGTAGGTAATCTAACTCAAGAGGATTTAGCATTACCCTTCTTAAAAATATTAGGACAATTATCTCCTGAAGTTAATAAAAGAGATGGTAAATATGTTCAAGGTGCTGAGCCAGGAATGATTTATAACTCTGTAACTGGAGAAATGTTCGATGGAGTAAATGGAGTTGAAGTTATTCCTTGTCATTACAAATTAGAATACATTGAATGGCAAGATAGAGGCGAAGGTTCCGGTGCTCCAGTTGCTATTCATTCATCGTCTAGTGACATCATGTCTAAAACAACTAGGGATGCTTCTTATAAAGATAGATTACCAAACGGTAATTATATTGAAAAGACTGCGTCTCATTTTGTGATAGTTAATTCTGATACACCATCTACTGCGTTGATTGCCATGAAATCAACACAATTAAAGATTAGTAGAAAATGGAACAGTATGATGTCTAGTACAAAAATGAAGGGTAAGAATGGTATGTTTACACCAGCTTCTTTCAGTCATACATACAAACTAAAGACTACTCAAATGTCTAATGACAAGGGTACTTGGTTTGGTTGGGAAGTTAGTAAAATTGGTCCAGTGCAAGATGCTTCACTGTATCAACAAGCCAAAAGTTTTTCTGAAAACATTTCTAAAGGAGATGTTCAAGTTAAACATGGCGGCGAGTCTTCTGAAAAAGAAGCTACTAACTACTAGTTTGATTAAATGTGGGCGAGCAATCGCCCACATCACAAGGATAAAATATAATGAAAGAAAACAAAAAATTTATAGAAGTATTTACAGGTTTACAAAGAGATTTTGGTAGAGCAGATCTAAGTAAGACTGAAATAGATGCGACTACAGGTAAAGCTAGACCTCGTTATGAGTGGTTGCATAGACCTATTACAGAACAAGATTATCAAGATCATTTAGATGGTAAAATATCTATAGGTATTCAACCATGTGATGATCAAGGTATGGCAAGATTTGGTGCTATAGATATAGATGATAAACAACATAGTTATAAGGATTTTCCTTTTAAAAAATATTTAGATATTATTGCAGAATATAAATTACCTTTAGTTCCTGTTAAATCTAAAAGTGGTGGACTTCATTTATATATTTTCACTAAGGAACTAGTTAAAGCAGTATTTATTAGAAATTTTTTAGAAAAACTTTTATTTGTTTTAAAGCTACCTCCCAATATTGAAATATATCCAAAACAAACAGAATTAGGTCAGGAAGCCGATGGTAAATGGAACAATGGTCAATTTATAAACCTGCCTTATTATAATAAAAGTGAAAGAAGAGGTTTTAATTTAGATGGTACTTTATTTTCTTTTGATCAGTTCACTAAGATTTTAGAAGCAAATACTTATTCAGCGGATGAATTGGAAGAGTTTGGTATTGAACATACCAGAGATTTATTAAAAGGAGGTGGAGAAGAATTTGAAGATGGTCCTCCTTGTCTAGGAATTTTGACTAAGGATAAATTAACAGATGGTAGAGATCGTTTTTTATATAACTACATGGTTTTTGCTAGAAAAAAATATCCTGATGATTGGGAAAAGATGGTTATTGCAGCTCCTAATAAATATTTTAAACCTGCAGCTAATGGTGTGTTAGATTGGACAGAAGATAAAACTAAACAAAAATTAAAATCCTGGAATAGAAATAGTAAAGGACATACTTGTAATGATGATCCAATTTATTCTGTTTGTTTAAAAGCAGAATGTAGACAGAGAAAATTTGGGTATTTATCTGATAAAAGAAAAGTATTTCCAGCATTAACTGGTTTAGAAAAAATAACATACCCTGAACCAGAATATACGTTTAATGTAACTTTAGCAGATGGACAAACAACTAAACAAGTTAGGGCAAAAAATATAAAACAAATAATTGAAATAGAAAACATAAGAGCAATTATTGGTGCAGCAGCAGATATGGTTCCACCTAAAATAAAACAAGATGAGTTTCAAGAAGTTATAGATAATTTATTTCCACCATCTGTAATTACTTCCCCTCCTAAAGGTACAAGCCCAGATGAATTATTGGAAGACTATATTTTAGAATATTTAAGAGGACCTAAGGCAGCAACTTACGCAGCTTTTAGAAGTGGTGCTACTTTTATAGAAGATGGAAGTGCTTATTTTGTTTACCAAAGTTTTTTTAATACTTTAAAAAATAAAGAATGGAAAGTAGATAAACCAAAAACAGCAGAAGCAATGCAGAAATTATTTGATTGTGAATTTGGGATTAGTAAAAGATTTCCAAAAAAAGATAGTGAAAAAAATATGCATCCTGGAGTAAGAGTTACTAAAGTTCCCTTAGATAAATTTCCAGAATTTTTAAAAGATGGTCCTAAAGAAGAAGAGTTAATGAATTACCAATCCAAGAAGGATAACTACTAATGATTACAAAAATATTTGGTCCTCCGGGTACAGGTAAAACAACTACTTTATTAAATTATGTAGAAGACTACATTAATAAAGGAACTCCGTTGAATAAAATTGGTTACTTTGCATTTACTAAAAAAGCAGCTAAAGAAGCCAAAGGAAGAATGTTAGATAGAAAACCTAATTTAAGTAAAAAAGATTTACCTTATTTTCAAACATTACATTCTTTTGCATTTCACACATTGGGCCTGGCCGAAGAAAATGTAATGCAACCCGTTCATTATGAACAAATAGGTAAGGATTTAAATTTAAGAGTGTTGGATTCAGGAGATGAATCTGGTTATTTAGATTTCAATAGCGATTATTTTAAAATTATTAATAAAGCTAGAGTAAAAAATATTTCAGTAGAAGAAGAATTCAATAGTAATGAATGGAACAGAGACATTGATTACGAGACATTAGGTCATGTATACATAAACTATAATCATTTTAAAAAACAAAGTCATTTAAAAGATTTTAATGATATGATTCATGACTTCACTAAACAATCAAATAAATGTAAGGAATTTGATGTTATTTTTATAGATGAAGCTCAAGATTTATCTCCTATTCAATGGGATATGTTTGATGTGTTAAAAACAAAAGCTAAGGATGTTTATTTAGCAGGTGATGACGATCAAGCTATTTTTGCATGGGCTGGAGCAGATGTTAAAAGATTTTTAAAAGAACCTGCAAAAGAAGTTGTATTAGAAAAATCTGCTAGAGTTCCATTAGAAGTACAAAATATATCTAATGTTATTTTAGAAAGAATTAGTAATCGTAAGGAAAAAAAATATTTACCTAAAGAAGGATTAAATGGATTTGTCCACCCTATTTATACAATGGATCATATAGATTTAAATGTAAATAATTGGTTAATTTTAACTAGAACAGTTTATAGATCAGATGAAATATCTAAAACATTAAAACAAAATAATTTATATTTTAAAAATAGATTTGGTAAAAGTTATAATAGTACCTTGTATAAATCCATATTAAATTGGGGAGAACTTTGTAAAGGAAATGAAGTAGCTATAGCAGATATTAAGGATATCTATTCCTATTTATCTGATTCTTTTGATGAAAAAAAATTTAAAAATAGATCTACTTTAAATATAAAAGATCTAGGATATTCTAATGATTTAACTTGGTATTATATGTTTTCCAGGGCTGATCAAGAAGAGTGTTTTTATATTAGGAATTTATTAGCTAAAGGTGAAAAACTATCTAATGAACCAAGAATAGAAGTGTCTACTATTCATGCAGCAAAAGGTGGTGAATGTCAAAATGTAATTTTGGTATTAGATAATGCTAAAAAAATAAGAGATTCTGTAGAACTCAACATAGACAAAGCAGATGAAGAACATAGAGTCTGGTATGTTGGAGTTACAAGAGCGGAAGAGAGTTTATACTTATTAAAGCCAAAGAAGGAACGATATGGTTATTCTTTGTAGTTTTAACCGAATGGGTGTATGGAGGTCGTCCTTAAGGAGGGTGGTAGCTTCTTGCAGTAACTGGCGTAGTTGGTTCGAAAATTCTATATTCCCTGTTTTTCATATTTCGTTAAACCAACAACTACCACATTAACTTAAAGGAGAAAATATGCACCAATCGCAAATAGATGAACTAGCAATACTCTGGAATAAAACTAAAGATGAAAAATATAGAAAGGCCTGGTATGAAGCGGTCAGAAAGGTATATGGATAATGACTAATAAAACCATATTTGAAAAGGCATTACCTAATACAAAACAAGAAGGTGGTGATCATTATATGAAACATAAAATACAGCCTTATACATTTATAACAGCCAACTCATTGAGTTTCTTTCAAGGAAATGTTATAAAATATGTAGTTAGATATAAAGATAAAAATGGTATTGAAGATTTAAAAAAAATTATCCATTACTGTGAATTAGAAATTGACGAAATAAAAAGAGAGGAATGGAAAAAACAAAATGAGTAGAGAAAGAGGTAGAAAATACGACGGTATATCAAGACCATCTGACGATAAATATAGACAACGTTGGAATGAAATATTTGGAAAAAAGGAAAAACCAAAAAAAGAAAAAAAGAAAAATAAAAAAAATAACGAAGAAGATTGGAGTGGAATAGTATGAGAGTACCTTTATTTGTAGCACAAACAGAATGGATAGAACCAGAAGAGTATCCTGATTTAAGATCCTATGATGAGATTGCCATTGACTTAGAAACAAGAGATCCTGATTTAAAATCAAAAGGATCTGGTGCAGTGATAGGTAACGGAGAAGTGGTTGGTATTGCAGTTGCAGTGCCAGGGAGAAAATTCTATTTTCCCATTGCTCACGGATCAGGGCCCAATATGGATCGTAAAAAAACTTTAGAGTGGTTTAAGGATGTATGTGCTTCTCCAGCTATAAAAATATTTCATAATGCAATGTATGATGTATGTTGGATACGTAATTTAGGTATAAAAATCAATGGTTTAATCGTAGATACGATGATTGCGGCATCATTGATTGATGAAAATAGATTTCAATATTCATTAAATGCTATCTCTTGGGATTACTTAGGTCATGGTAAAAATGAAGCAGCATTGAATGAAGAAGCAAAATCTAGGGGTTTAGATCCTAAGGCAGATATGTGGCAACTACCTGCGATGCACGTTGGATCGTATGCAGAAAAAGATGCTGAATTAACTTTAGAGTTATGGCAAATATTTAAAAAAGAAATTATTCATCAAGATATAGAATCTATATTTAATTTAGAAACAGATNTATTTCCTTGTTTGGTTGATATGAAATTTAAAGGCGTTCGGGTTGATTCTGAAAAAGCTCACGAATTGAAAAAATTANTGACAANGAAAGAAGAGCAGTTGTTATTAGAAGTAAAAAAAGAAACTGGAATAGAACCTCAAATATGGGCTGCCAGGTCGATTGCATNGGTTTTTGATAAGTTGGGTCTAACATATGCACGTACTGAAAAATCAAAAGCTCCTTCTTTTACAAAAAACTTTCTTCAAGAACACTCACATCCTATAGTACAAAAAATTGCAAAAGCAAGAGAAACAAATAAAGCACATACAACTTTTATTGATACTATTTTAAGATACGGACATAAAGGTAGAATACATGCCGATATAAATCAAATTAGATCTGATCAAGGTGGAACAGTTACTGGAAGATTCAGTTATTCGAATCCAAACCTACAGCAACTTCCTGCGAGAAATAAAGATTTAGGTCCTATGATTAGATCTTTATTTTTACCGGAAGAAAATCACACGTGGGGTTGTTTTGATTACTCTCAACAAGAACCAAGATTGGTTGTACATTATGCATCATTAGATAAATTTCCTAGTGTTTATGATGTAGTAGATGAATATCAAGATAATGTAGATACAGATTTTCATCAAAAAGTAGCAGAAATGGCGCAGATACCTAGGTCTCAAGCAAAGACTATTAACTTAGGTTTATTTTATGGAATGGGTAAAGGTAAATTACAAGGTGAACTTGGGGTATCGACGGAAAAAGCTGTTGAATTATTTGACCAGTACCATGCGAAAGTTCCTTTTGTTAAACAGTTAACTAATGCTGTTAGCAATAGAGCACAGGAACGTGGTAAGATAAGAACGTTACTAGGTAGGTTGTGTAGATTTGAATTATGGGAACCTAACAGTTATGGTATGCATAAAGCAATGACTCATGAAGATGCGTTGGCGGAACATGGACCAGGGATCAAAAGAGCTTATACATATAAAGCTTTAAATAAATTAATCCAAGGTAGTGCTGCAGATATGACTAAAAAAGCTATGGTTGACTTGTATAAAGAAGGTATTGTTGCACATATTCAAATACATGATGAATTAGATATTTCAGTGGAGTCTCCAGAACATGCTAAAAAAATAATTGAAATTATGGAGAATGCTGTTAAGCTAGCTGTCCCTAATAAAGTTGATTATGAATCAGGTGAAACTTGGGGAGATATATATGGATAAAATATGGCATACCTTAACGCAAATATACCACCTATTTATTGTAAAATTCGTACGGAATATTTATACGATATGGACATGGATAAAAGAGGTGAACAGGACTGTGTGGTCTTTGGGATGTCGAGTATATCGGGAAAAGCATTATTATTTCACATCATGCTCCCGAATGGTGCGGTCTTTTATAGATTGCCTATCTCAGCTTTTTTCCAAAAACATTTACAAAGAACCGAAGTGCCCGATATGCAAGTTGACCAGTTACAACTGTGGAATAGCTTTAGTTATTACCCTTCTGTTCATATCTTTGATTTTTTAGCTGGCGTAGATTGTAAATTTAAAGGAAAAGATAAAAACTTTTATGAAGGAAAGTATCTTTTTACTATTGACTGGGCTCACCCAGAAACTAATATACTCAATACAGAACATTCTGAAATTCCTCAAGAGCATAAGTGTGCGCATATATTGGCTCTTGCTAACGGTAATTATGCAGCTCAGCCTAATAACCGCATTTTGTGGCACATTAATAGCTACACTACTGATACATCTTGGCCAGATTATAAAGTCCAAAATACCGTTTGGGAAGTAGAAGGCTCTGACTGGGTCACTGAAGACTCAAATAATATGTTTTATAATATAGAGGAGAAAAAATAATGAAACAATGTAAGCAATGTAAAAATGAATTTGAACCTAAAGACGAATTAGATTTGTTTTGCGGTCAAGATTGTAAAGAAGAAGCGTTAACAGAATTAGATTCTGATTCAGACGAGTGTTTATCGTGTCAATAATGGAGGGTGCCTATATGGAACCAGGAGATATGAACTACAAGCTCACAGCCATTTTAATTGTGGCTATTTGTATTTTAGCATTGTTTGGTGGACCGGCTAGATGACACGAAAAACTAATACTATGTTAATTGGATTGTTAGGTACAATTCTATTGGGACTTGCTACATGGACATTAGTCACATTAATAGAACTTCAGGTTTTAGTAGGTATNATAGAGACTGATTTGATGAATATTGACAAGCAATTCGGTAGAGTATACAATTTCATCGATTCTGTTAGACAAAAATAATGAACCTTTCTCGAAATTTCACTCTTCAAGAGCTTATTAAATCGGATACAGCTATCCGTAAAGGAATTAATAATAATCCAAATGCAGGCCAAATAGAAAAATTAAAAGTTTTATGTGAAAGCATATTGCAGCCAGTTAGGGACCATTTTGGTAGAGTTAAGGTCACATCAGGTTTTCGTAGTGCAGAATTATGTATAGCGGTAGGGAGCTCTATTGATTCACAGCATGCAAAAGCCGAGGCCGTTGACTTTGAATGTATTGGAGTGGATAATGCAGAGTTAGCCGATTGGATACATAAGAACCTTGACTATGATCAATTGATTTGTGAGTTCTACACTCCAGGGGAACCCAACTCGGGATGGATTCATTGTAGTTACACTTCCGATCAACCTAGAAAACAATTTTTGTGGGCCTATAAATCAGAAGGTAAAACTAAATATAAACCAGTTATAGGAAAGGCTAAAGACTTAATATGAGTAATATAAAAAAATTAAATACACTGTTTACTAGTATAGATACAGTAGAAGGTCATTGTGAAGAGTGTGAAGAAAAAACTGTGTTGGTTGCTATTGTAAAAGATTATTATAGATGCACTGGTTGTGGAGCAGATACTTTGCAACACATCAATGGTAGAATTAG